CAATTACCAAATGAAACCCCTCAACAAATGCCTCAAGCTGATCCTATGGCTGAAGAATGGGCTGCAAAAAATAGATGGTTCGGAACAGATAGAGCTATGACATTTACTGCATTCGAGATTCACAAGGATTTAGTTGAAAAAGAAGGTTATGATCCTAAATCTCCAGAGTATTATACTGAGATTGATAAAAGGATTAGAGTTGACTTCGGGCACAAATTTGATAATAATGAAACTAAGCCAACGAACAGGGCCGTTCAGTCGGTAGCTTCGGCTAACAGAAGCTCAAAACCTGGTCGCAAAACTGTGAGACTCACATCATCACAGGTAGCAATAGCTAAAAAATTAGGTGTGCCACTTGAAGAGTATGCTAAACAATTAAAACTCACGGAAGGAGCATAATATGACAAATGAAAAAACTTCTCGTGCGGCTGAGACTCGGTCAAAAACTGAAAGACCAAAAGAGTACAAGCCCCCATCATCTCTAGATGCACCACCAGCGCCTGACGGATTTAGGCACAGATGGATTAGAGCTGAATCAATGGGTTTCAATGACCAAAAAAATGTTCATGGTCGATTGAGATCTGGTTATGAGTTAGTGAGAGCTGACGAATACAAAGATGCAGACTATCCTGTTGTCGTAGACGGAAAATACGCTGGAGTCATTGGAGTAGGTGGCCTTCTCCTGGCAAGGATACCCGAAGAACTCGCGCAGTCTCGTATGGACTATCAGAGAAGACAAACTGAAGGACAAGACGAGTCAGTCGAAACCGACTTACTTAGGGATCAGGACAAAAGAATGCCTATCAAAATTGATAGGAATTCGAAGCACACTTTCGGTGGTACTAAGAAGTAATTCCCAAACTATCGATAGTTTTAAATAAACCGAACTGGAGGCCGTTTAACGACGGCAGGTTCATAAGGAGTAATAACTATGGCAAATAGAAACACAGCAGGTTTTGGTTTGATCGCTCAAGGGACAGTTGGTTCTACACCAGCTACTCAAGGTCAAGGCAAATACTACATAGACGCTGGGTACAACCAAGACTTATTCCAAGGTGCTACTGTCAGAATGAAAGACGGTTACATCGTGGAGGCGTCAAGTACTCGAACGTTCTTAACAATAGGTGTGTTTAACGGTATCTTCTACAATGCGGCAACTACACAGAAGCCGACGTGGGCGAACTGGTACAACCAACCTATTACTCCGGCTAACAGTGAAGATGTTACATGTTTTGTAATAGACAATCCATTCCAACTTTTTGTTGGTTCAACTTCTGCAGCAGTTACACAGGCAAATGTCGGTAGAACTGTATCTTTCGCAGCAGCTGTCCCTACAGGAAGTGAAATTTCTGGACAATGTTCTAATACAATGGATATTGGTAACATCCACGATACCAACAATCAGTGGAGAATCATAAGAAACGCTGAAGACCCTGAAAACAATGACCAAACAGCAGCTTACTGCTCAATGGTTTTTGCTCAGAACTTAGGTCAGTACTTATGTAACTCAGCTACTGCTGGTAACGACTGGACAATATAATAGGAGCATAATATGGCAATATCACGAGCACAGCTAGTCAAAGAACTAGAACCTGGCCTAAATGCACTATTTGGGCTGGAGTACAAAAGGTATGAAAATCAGCATGCTGAGATTTATACTACAGAATCAAGTGACAGGGCTTTTGAAGAAGAAGTAATGTTATCTGGATTCGCTAACGCAGATGTAAAAGCAGAAGGTCAAGGAATTGCGTACGACGACGCGCAAGAAACTTACACTGCTAGATACACAATGGAAACGATCGCTTTGGCTTTCGCTATCACAGAAGAAGCAATAGAGGACAACCTTTATGACAGACTTTCTTCTAGATACACAAAAGCTTTAGCAAGATCTATGTCCAATGCGAAAGAAGTTAAAGGTGCAGCACCTTTGAACAATGGTCTACCGTCAGTAGCGGCAGCATCAGCGTTCCAAACAGGTGATGGCGTAAACTTACTATCAACTAGTCACCCGACTATTGCTGGTACAGTTTCAAACACTTTAACTACGCAAGCAGACTTAAACGAAACTTCATTAGAACAAGCATTGATTGATATCGCTGCTATGACTGATGAAAGAGGTTTAAGAATCGCAGCTAAAGGAGTTAAAATGATAATTCCTTCTGCGAATCAGTTCAACGCTGAGAGATTGATGAAATCTCAAGGTAGAACTCAAACTGCTGACAATGACATCAATGCAATCAACTCAATGGGAATGATTCCTCAAGGTTACAGAGTGAACAACTTCCTAACTGACGCTGATTCTTGGTACATTATCACGGACGTTCCAAACGGTATGAAGATGTTCTCAAGAACTCCATTGACAACTTCAATGGAAGGAGACTTCGATACTGGCAATGTTAGATACAAAGCTAGAGAAAGATACGCTTTTGGCGCATCTGACTATAGAGGTATCTTCGGTTGCGAAGGTGCGTAAGCATAAATAAAATTTGTGGCCGGACATAGTTCGGCCACATTTAACAAATAACATGGTGGGATTCATGAAAAGATTCTTAGTAAAAATATGGGCATACGATCATTACGCAAAATTTAATGTTTTGTCGGAAGATAATGCTATTGCTCTTGAACAATCAATCCTTGACAAACTGGGAGAAAAGAGTATAAACTGGGAATATCTCGGAAATTCATATGATAACCGAGTTAATAGAATAACCTATGAGGAGGTTATAAATGATACAAGACCTTTACAAACAAAAAAGGTCCTGGGAGTTGAAGTGGGAACAGGAGCATCTATCTAATGGTAGATACACTCTTGAAATGGTTCGGATCGATGACAAAATTAGGGAAGTCATCACTGAAATCAAGCTCGAAGAAGCTAAAATTGCCCACAGGCAAAACACTGTTGAAAGTGTTGCTCCACAAGTTTCTGTAGCTACTTAAGTATAAAGCTACATCGCTGAAATCGCACTTTCTTTACAG